ATAATGAGAGCCAAAGTCTCCTTGGTATAGCATCTTGTCAGCCCAATAGGGCTTGACATAGTACGCATGATAGTGGGTTGATCCACCAGTAAAGTCAGGGACTTCGCCACGTAGTACATCTGCCGCCACCATCTGAGCATATGCCCAAGCATATTCATCATCAGGCTTGTCAGCTTTACCATCACAGTACCAACTGAATTGGCAGACGTTGTTATCATTACGTTGTGTGACTACTTCGCACACTTCATTAGGCCAGCGGCTATCCTGTACCCTGTTGAGTACAACATGAGCCACGGCATACTGTCCAGACATGTTGTCACTACGTGCCTCAAAGTATACGTTCAAGGCAATGCAGGACAGGGCAGTGAGTACCATTACAGCATTCCCTCTAATATCTGATGTAATTGTGAGCCATCCACATAGCCACGTGGATCACCTATCAGGTTGCCCTTGTTGTCAAGTACACCCACCTCAATAGAGCCTCTGTCTCTGTCACCCATCATGCCTACACCTTGGGTGATAGACAGTCTCATGCCACTAGGCATTTGAATTATCATGTTGTTAGGCATATTATAATTCCTTATCAATTACAAATCCACTGGTATCTTTTTTGGCTCTGCCTTTGGCATACAAGCTAACCACTACACCATCAGGATCAAGAAACCGTAGGTCATCTGCATCACCAGATATAACAGGACGATCCATGAAATGATGTGGTATTGCATCAACACTGCGAAAGACAACAGCCATGTTCATACCCTTTGCTTTAGCAATCTCTATCTGCTTTTTGTACAAAGGATTAGCTTCGCTATAGCTAAAGGTAAGATGATAGTTTGATACATTCTCAATCTTACGATTGGCAATCTTGGTATAGTCATACCACTGGACTGTTGGAAACATATCAAAGATATTAGCATAGTCATCAACAACTATACGCTCCCAACGTATGTCGGATGTGCCATTGAGCCTAATAACAGGCATCACACCTTGCTTGTCGCAGTACTTGATAAACTTGGTAACATCAACAACAAGTTGAGCCATAAAGCCATCACGATCAGCAGCAAACCACGCAGTCTTTTTAGCACGTGCCGCTTGTACTGTGTTCATAGCACCACGACCTGCTGTAAAGAGACAGCCATAAATACAGCCAGCAATCTCAGCATTGGCACAAACATTTATGCCTGATGATTTCCAAGGCTGCATATACATGATAGCGGTTTCATACTTGTCACCGTTACCCTTGATAGTTTTAGCATCAGCACCAGATGCAATCAGCTTACCACGAAATGCCATTGTATTACTCCATAAAAGTGTCCAACATTGGACCGTTTCAGTATGTTATACACACTAGTTGATGGTTAGTGGTATAGGATAGGCATAGTCAATTCCAGTAAATTCATCAGGGGTATACTCCTTACATGACAGCATCTCTATAGATGCCAATGGACTTTGTATCTGAGCCAACAGCATAGCTGTCTCGACAGCAGACTTCCAATCGGTTACGTTGGGCATGGTATCATCTAGTGATACGATACTAGGCACCTCATCAATGCCTAGTGTCACTTCATATGCTTGTAAATAACTCATAGGTCTTCATTCTCATGCATGTACACAGGATCAAATACAGCCAGAAAGTTATGACGCATTTGCCAGTAAGCACGATCAAGTTCCTTGATGTCAGATAGCCATAGGTCTTGACACTCTGAGAGAGTATTCTGTGCCGCTTCCAAAGCCTTGAACGCTTGCCTGATTGCTGCCTGTTGATCATCTTGCAGGGCATTGAAGGCATCAAGGTTGGCTTGGTTACGATCCTTGCGATACTGTTTCCACTCTTCAGGTGTTTTTGGTTTATCGGTCATGTTTGTTTCTCCAATTCTTTACGGATTTTAGCCAATAAATCTACTAAAGATTTATCAGAACGCATACTAGTCTTAGGTAGTAGCTGCTCACACATGGTGAGCAACTTTAGTTCAAGTTCCTTCATATTACCCTGCCAAAGCAGCAGGGTTTTTATCCATCAACTGCTTATAAAGCAGAGTGGTTTGCTCCCAGCTTTGGATATATTCCTTACGTAGCTGGGCCTCGGCAGTCATGTTGGGGCATTTGTGAGGCAGGATGCCAAGTTGTTGCAGCTTCCCAACACGGTAAACTATACGGTTATGAAACTCGTTAAGATTACGAGCCATTTCTTTGGCTGTCATGGTCATGTAGTTCTCGACTACATAATCATCAATGATACTGTAGTTATATGTATAACACGCTGCCTTTGACATATGGAAGGTGTGTTGCTCATATAGAGCAGGGTTGCTAGACTTGACGATAGGACGGGTTGTGTTTGTGTTGGTAGTCATGTGCATATCTCCTATGCTGTAAAGTGTCCAATGTTGGACCGTTTGGTTGGGGTAGTAAGTGTAGTATATAAATAATAAGTATATCGTAAAGAACTCTATACTTATTATGTTATACACACTAAGTGTTTAAGCCAGTGTTAGTTTAAGGTCAAGCTCTTTCCATCCTACAGGCATACACATTACTGCTGTATTTTCTAGCAGATCAATAGCGATATCACCAACCGACATTGAAGAGTGTTTTTGTAGTGATACTACATTGATACCCTCTCTGGCATAGCCATTACCTGCATCAAATATATCTGATAATGCAAGTGACATACCATCAGTACAACTGATCAACATGGTCTGTTTATACATACCAAGTTCAATGGCATCCAATGCCCTTTGATTGGCATTTTCCCCATTGGGAAACATCAAGGCAAAGTATGCTAAAGCAAAGTCACTGTCCTGTTGTGCATTAATGCGCTTCACTTGATCGTCGGATAGTGGACGTTGGTAAATCATGTAGGTCATTTTATCGTACCCTTCTACGAAGTTTCTGTTTAGCATAACGTAAAGACTTACGTTCTATCTGCCACATCTTGCGGCGTTCCTTGTAAGTCATATCATTCTGTCCAACATTGGACCGTTTGATAAACTTAATAAAGTTTAAGAGTTTCATCCATCCATATACTCCCTGAGTGCCTTACGGAAATCCGTTTGGCGATTACGTTTAGCTTTGTTGCCCTTCTTAGGAAGGACAACTTGCGGTGACTTGCGTTCCTGCAACATAGCTTTAGCTACAGGATTGACAATACCCATTGGGGCATTCTTCATATTACGATTAGGTACTTTCATTTTTAAACATATCCCAAAACATCCATCCTAATGCACAAACTTGCACAAGGATTAAACCTGCAATTACACCAGACAAAAGATACTCCATTAAAGTTCATCCCAGAAAATGCCCTTGAAGAAATCACGATCTTCTGGCGATACGTTAGGCATGGCGTCCTGTATCAAAGCACCATCCATCCATGCTCTCACTTGTTCAAGGTTCACATCAATCTCTTTAGAGCGAACATCATCGGACAAGATAGATTTTACTTCAACAAACATATAAAAGTTCCTTTTAAAAGTGTCCAACATTGGACCGTTTCGGTTGGGTCGTTAGTGTGTTATATAAGTTATATATACTTTCACTAAAGTATCAAGTATATATAACGTTATAACCACTATCAAAAGATAGTAAGATTAGGCCATATGTACACTGCAAACCACCACAATATAGCCAGAACAACGGCAGCATTTAGGGCAACCATAATACCATTACCAATGGTATAAAGAATATTTAAGACAGCCTGTTTCATATTAAACTTCCCTATCTTGCCAAACACTTGCTAAGTGTTTACCTAGCACAATGTACAGCTTGGATATATCAGGATCAGAGAATACGAACTGACCATTACATAGTAATGTATTGTTTACAGAATACTCTAAGGCATTGTCATCATGGCAAACCTCAATGGTAAAACCATGACATTGCAGGTCGATTGTTTGCATAGGCTTTTTATAAGCCTCACCCTTGCCTTGGGTGTATCCACCAAATTCTTCAATTTCATTATCGTCAAACCATAAATTAGTCATGTAGAAGTTCCTTCTAAAGTGTCCAACATTGGACCGTTTCAGTTACGCTCTGCTTGGCGAAGCCAACGCTCTGCTGTAGTCACATCAGCAGCACCTGCTTTCATACAGGCAATCACAGCCTCATCATGAGCCTCACGCTCAGATTGCAGGTCTGCATTAATCTGCTCTTGCAGATCAGCTTTCCATTGCTGCTGATCCGCTTCAGACATATCCCGATAATACACAAGATCACCGCCACGTGGCCTAAAGCCATAGGCATCTTTATACATATCGCTGAAGATATCCATATAGAAGTTCCTTCTAAAAGTGTCCAACATTGGACCGTTTCGGTTTGATAGTGTGTTATATAAAAGCAATAGGTAGTTCGTAAGAACTTACTACCTATTACTTGTTATAACCACTAGTTAGTGATTAGAATGGGATGCCAACAGATTTTACTGCTTTAGCAGCAATGTGTGTATTTGCTGTATCTACAGGATCATCTGCATCAAGCTCTGCTTCAAGACGCTCTTGCTCAATCATCAGCATCTCAATGATCTCTTCAAGATCAAGGCCATTGCCTTTCACAATGTCCATCATTTTGTCTACGACAAGCTGCGGAGTAACCTTTAGGTTAGGATTTGGTCCAACATTGGACGGTTCTGCTTTAGCAGTAGGTTGTTCCGTTGGTTCAGCTTTAGCTGTAGTATCAGCTTCGCTGTCTGGATTGGCAGCTTTACGCATTGCAGCTTTTAAAGCTGTGAGACTAGAACCTTTGAACTTGCCTTTGGCAATGAAGTCACGGCACTCTTTTTCGTTTTCAACGAACCAAAGAGCCTCAGAACGACGCCGCTTATCAATACCATTGATCCCATGAGTGACCAAGGTTTGACGGCTGATTTGACCAGAGTCAACAGGGCTAGAGGCTTTCAACTTCTGTAGAAGTTTACCCAACCGAGTATCAAAGCCGTTGGCTTTTACAGTCTGTTTCAGATCGTTGATCTGCCGCCACATTTTACCAAGGGCTTTGCCCTCTGCAATATCGTCACCGATTGAGGTAGTTTGGTTTTGGTTTGGAGTTGCCATGGTTAGTTTTCCTTTTATCTATTCTGTTTATATGAGAGAACTTATATCTCTCGTAAAGAACGAGATATAATTCTCTTTATAAACTAAGTAGAATAGAAAAAAGGGTTTGTCAAGTGGTTTGTTTTTGGTGATTGATCGAAGATCAAAAGGTCGCATGATGATCCCCGGCGCAGGTCGTTTCGCATTGACTGCAAGAATACTGAAGGTATTCTGAAGTTCGTACGTGAAACTCACGAGAAGTGTTGCTGAATTGTCACAGTTTGTACATAGATGGAACATCTAAAAAGTGTCCAACATTGGACCGTTTGACCATTGGCAGAGCTATGCACGGCTTGTAGGATCACATGACTGACCAATACCATTGGTGGGGTAGGGTATTTTTAAGCATCGGCTTCACTACACATCTTCGATGTGAAAACCCTTGGTATCAATTCACTATTTATAGTGGCAACTGATTGAATAACACTTGTCGTAGACAAGGAAGCCGTTGAAATCATTCACTCTTTAGAGTGTTTGGTGTGATAGACACCTAATCTGCCCTCACCGCAACGGCTGCTTAGGCATTATGCGGAGGTACAGGCGCAGTGACACGTGAGGGGCAAGGGCCACCCCGGTGCCCAGCGTATATGTGCATGTACTAATACACAGATCAGGTTTTTCAACTGTTAACCACAATGTATATATACGTACTATGATACCCCATAGACACACTTACTGTGATATATTTGTCACACTATGCCCCAATGCTACACTAAAATCCTACCACATACAACATTAGGGGTTGACATGTTTTACCAAATGTGTAAAACTATCATAGTAGACAGTAGACACTCACTTACAGTGATTCATTGGTAGATAAAAAATAATTCTAATCTATTAATCACGTAAATGCAGACACTTTAAGTGAGGAAACACAAATCCTACTACTTAAATGTACATAAATAACAATAATATGTAGAAAGTACTTGACAATGAGTAAGAAATCTGTAAAACTATATACAGACAATGTATTAGAAGAGTTTTATAACCACCTTCTTGATGGTAATTTAGACCAATTGCATATACCACATAGTGATGTATTCTATGTAAAGGCTGCAGTTGATGCTCACTACGGTAAATCTTTTACTTTAAAGCACGTAGAAGAAGCAATGAGGCTGGAAGGCTGGACTGAAAAGTCATACAGTGATCCTAACTATGGAAAATAATTTATATGTCTATTCCTGAAAGAGTTAAAACTAAAATGAAAGAGGAAGGACTCAAAGGTGTTAATAAACCTAAAAGAACTCCTAGTCATAAAACAAAATCTCATTGTGTAATGGCTAAAGAAGGCGATACGTATAAGTTTATTAGATTTGGACAACAAGGTGTTAGTGGTGCAGGTAAATCCCCTAAGACTGCAAAAGATAAAGCACGTAAGAAAAGCTATTATGCAAGACATGATGCACAAGGAAAACCAACGAATAAGTTATCAGCAAAGTACTGGTCACATAAAGTAAAATGGTAAGGAATATAAACCAATGTTTGGAAAGATATTAAGTAAAACAGCTAGAGCCGCTGCTAAAGCACGTAAAGCTGGTATCAAAGGAACACGTGGAGAAATTTCAGATATTAATGCTGACCTACGTAAGTTACGTAAAGTTAAAGCGGCTGATCGTACTGCCGCACAAAAGAAGCGTATTGAAACGCTTACAACAAAACGCACTAAATTGCAAAATAAAATTGCAGGTAAGAATATTTCTGCTGGTAAACCTAAAGGTTTACAAGGTCCAGTACGTAAAGACCGTGCAAGTGGTAAAGGCTCTAAAGAAAATGAAGGCACATCTGGTGAAGGTAGTGTAGATGCTATGCGTGGTGTAGAACGTAAGGTCATTAAAGGTTCTGCAACTAATAGGTCTAGTGTAAAAGCTGGTAAAGACTCCATGCCTAACTTTGCAAAAGATCAAGTATCTAAAGGTGCTAAAAAACGTGCAGCAAAAGAAATTGAACTAGAGAAAAAAGACCCTAAAGCATATGATAAAAAGATTAAAGATGAAAATAAAGCTGTAAGTAAAAAAGCAGTTGCTAGTGCAGGTAAAGCATCGGGCGCTAAACGTAATAAAGCTAAAGGTATTAGCCTTGCTGACGGTGCTAGTGGAAGAAAAATGTTTACTGGCTATGGTAAAGTAGAAAAAGATTCTTTTGATGCTAAAACTGGTGAAGTTAAAGGTAAAGGAGTTACACCACAAAAAGAACGTCAACTAGAGCGTGATGTATTAGCTCGTAAGTCTACACCAGAAGCACGTGAACGTGTCGCACAGATACAAGAAAAACGTGCTAAGGAAGGTAAGTCTGAGAAAACGATAGAACGTGCGCCTAAAGGTAAGGTTCCCGTAAGAGATAAACGTAAAAACTCAGGCGTAACCTATAAAGAAAAACCCGGTAAGAAAACACAAACATCCACTGCGCCTGATGCTGCTATGGCTAAACGTGGGGGTGGTCCTAAAGGACAAAGAGTTCGTGGTGAAGAAAAACAAGTTAAAGAAAAACTTTCTGGTGGTGCAGCCAAGCGAGAAGAAAAACTTACTTCTACTTTATCTAAAGCAATGGAAGCAGACTTTATTGCAAAAATGATTAAAGACCCTAGCTTTAAAAAACAATTAGCAAAGCGTTATAAAAAAGAAATTGTAAATCGTATTATTGCTAAAGCCAAAGAAAAAAAAGCAAGAGATGCTAGACTTAATAATCCAAAAACACGTGGCAATAAACAAAAAGAAAACACAGGACGTAACTTACGTAGTACTAAAGCATCTACAGGCAAAACATCAGGAGCTACTAATATGAGTAAAGGTGGTATGGCTAAAAATATTACTGCATATATGTATGGTGGCATGACTAAGAAAAAAGTTAAGAAGTAATGGTCACTAAATCTAAATACTCTGCTAAAGCTAAGGAAAATATGGACTTGGCAAAAGTAAGTGACGGTGAAATGACACCTAGTCAATTTGCATCAAAACATGGCTATATGCCTGATGTATCCGTTAAACGTACTACTACACAACGCAAGAAAGATATGGAGAAGGCAGTAGCAATGATGAAAGCTAAAGCCTCTCCTACTCACTTAACAGGGCCAGCTACTCAAAGTGGCACACCTAAAAATTAATAATTAATAGTGGGCTAACCACAATACAAGGTAGCAGAGCTACTAAAATAGCAAAGCTATAGCCAACTAAAAGGATTTATATATCATGGCAACTACAACATTTACAAAAGGTATTGAGGCTTACGAAGATAACGTAACCTTTGGTACAGGAATAACAGGCACAGGTTTACTACATTCATTTGGTACACGTAAAATACAAACATTTGTAGGATCACTTGCAGCTACAGATACTGCCTCTGCTTATGCAGATGGAGACTGTCTTGTAGAGTTAGGTACATTAGATACTAATACTCCATCAGGCATTGTAACCCCTACTAAATTCTTTATCCATCGTGCATTAGTATTTATTACTACTGTTGCAGGACCAACACTTGTAGGTGGTCTAGCACTTAATCCTACATCTGGCATTGCTACTAATGCTGCTGTTGTATCTTCAGGTACAGAGATTGTAGGTGCAGGAGTTGCATCATTTAATCCACGTATTTCTGCTACTGATTCAGTAACTGAAATAGACCTTAATCTTGATGCAGCAGGGTATCATATTTTTGATCCACTAGTACAAGCACCTATTGCAAATACAAACTTGTACGTATTTGCTACTACTACTCTTAATGGTGATGCATCTGCAGGTAGGTTTACTGTTGAACTAGAATACTCAGTACATTAAGGGAGAATATTAAATGTCTACTTCTGTAGGTACTTTTCAACCCAACACCTTACAGTGGAGTGTTCAGACAAAGCAAACAGTAGATAATACTGCTGGCAATACTAAACACTTTACTTGTACTGGTTTTAAAGTTGTACATCTTCATGCTGATCAAGAGTTCTTAATTAACTTTGGTGCTGCAGAGGCTAACTGCGGTGCTAATGATTTAGAACTAGAGGCAGGTAATTACACTTTAGCAATACCTGACGCAGTTGGCGATGCTGTTATTATGAATATATTAGCAGCTACTAGTGATAATGTAACAATAAAAGTGGTCTTATCATAATTCAACCCTTTCCGTTGTGTTGATCGTGCATAACGGGAATGCATTAATAGCTGTAGTTATTTAAACTTGGACATGGTATAACTGTCTTATGGTTAAACATAAGGAGAAATACCATGTTCAAGAAATTTATTAAAACAATACAACAGGCACAAGAACGTAGAGTAGCGTACTGGCAGTTACAACATATGTCAGATAAAGCTCTTAAAGACATAGGGGTGACAAGAGGTGAAATCAGGCAAAAAGTCTACCGTTAATGCGGCAGGTAATTATACTAAGCCTAGTATGCGTAAGCGTATTTTTAACTCCGTTAAAGCTGGCAGCAAAGGTGGAAGGCCCGGTCAGTGGTCGGCTCGTAAAGCACAGTTGCTTGCCTCACGGTATAAAAAAGCAGGTGGAGGTTACAAGTCGTAATGGCTAAAGACCCAAAGTTAGGCACAGGTAAAAAGCCTAAAGGGTCAGGTCGTAGGCTCTACACAGATGAGAATCCTAAAGATACTGTACCGATTAAATTTGGTACAGTAAAGGAAGCAGAAGCTACAGTTAAAAGAGTAAGAAGATCAGGGAAATCTTTTGCAAGAAAAATTCAAATCTTGACAGTCATGGAACAACGTGCTAAAGTTATGGGCAAGAAGGCTGTTGTTGCAGTTGCTAAGAAAGCAAAAGAGAGGTTAAGAAAAGAGAATGCCCTATCTTCAAAGTAATATCCCACACTTCAAGGCGTGGGTCAGACGTGAATATACAAAGAATATGCAGGACTATCATGGTGAGTTTTTACATTGTATGGTAGTTGCAGTTACTACAATGCCCAATAGAACACTGAGTTTTCAGGTAATCTTTACTGGTTTTGAGTCTGATGACAGTGATGAACCTAATGTACATGGTGGTGCAATGTGGGCTAGAATGCCCTTAACAGCACTAGTAGCCGATACTCCTTATGAGGAATGGCCTACTGAATTACCACCGTACTTAGCCCAGCCATGGGACTGTATGTCTCACTGGCACTCAGTATATAAATTAGAACGTGCAAGTCCTGCACCTTGGATTGCAAAAGTTGATGGGGAGTTTTACCCTGCAAAGTATTACTTCACAGTAGACTATACAGACAGTGAAGTAGCTGATGACCCTGCACAGCATAAACAGTCTCATGTATTAGAGTTATTAGATGCGGGAGAGTATACAGGTAACATGGTTGCGTTACCCAACAATAGAGTGAGAGTAACTCATCCAGCGTGGTTTGAAGTAGGTGAAGGTGCGCCAGATTTTAAACCTAATCAACACATATTTAATTCTAAAGAAGATGTAGAATATGTTTGGGATACCGACAGGGTATTTAATAATTTATATAGAGAGGACTAATACTATGGCTATGAAGAAAAAAGGTTACGCACGTGGTGGTATGAAAAAGAAAAGTATGGCTCGTGGCGGTATGCCCATGAAGAAAGACCCTAAAACTGGTAAGATGGTTCCTGCCTTTGCAATGGACGGTAAAGGTAAAATGAAAAAAGGTGGCATGGCTAAAAAAGGCTATGCTAGAGGCGGCATGGGTAAGAAGGGTGCAGCTAAAGGTGGAGCAATGGCACTTAAAGACATTCGTGCTGCAGCTAAAGTAAAAGGTTATAAGCTAGTAAAAATTGCATAATGGCAAAGAGTAATGGTGGAACCATAATATGAGCAAAGCTCAAAGTCAGAAAAGCCTTGACAGGTGGACTAAGCAGGATTGGAGAACCAAAAGTGGCAAGCCCTCTACACAGGGGGCTAAAGCTACTGGTGAAAGATACCTACCTGCTAAAGCTATTAAATCTCTTAGTGATTCTGAGTATGCTGCTTCAACCCGTGCCAAACGAAGAGGCACGGCTAAGGGTAAGCAGTTTGTGGCTCAACCTAAGAAAGTTGCAAAAAAAGTAAAGTCTTATAGGAGTTAAATATGCCAGAGATTATTATGGAACGTGTACTTAAATGGCAAATCATGCCACGTATTATGATGCTTGCAGTTACTGTACTTACATACCAAGCAGTACATTGGTTTATGACATTGCCTGATCCCTCTATACAACAATCAGGATTAGTATCTATTTGTATGGGCGCACTTACAGGTTGTTTTGCGGTATGGCTTGGCAATGAGAAGCATAAATAGTTTTATACATAAAGAAGCAAATAGGTTCCTTTGGATTGTAAAAGGGCGGTTAGCCCCTGATGAATATAGTGAACAAGACTACTTAGATGTATACGACTCGTATCTTAAAAGACTTTGGGGCAATCATGAGAACTATGTTCATGAGGAAGGCTTTGAAGAAGCATATACGGAGAAGTATAAAAAATGATTGGTCAACTAATAGGAAGTCTTACAGGTTTAGCTACCAGCATCATAGATGGTAAGACACAGATAAAACTAACTGAAGCTGAAATAAAAAAGAAACAGCTTACAGGTGAGATTGATTGGGACATTGAAGCTATAAAGGCTACAGAAAACTCATGGAAAGATGAGTGGATTACTTTACTATTCTCAATCCCACTGATACTAGCCTTTTGTGGCGATTGGGGTAATCAAATAGTAGCGCAAGGTTTTACTTCTTTAGAAGCTATGCCTCAGTGGTATCAGATTGCATTAGGTGGAATCGTTAGTGCCTATAGGAATGCGTTCAGTGAGTAAGTTCTTTGGAAAAAAGTAATACTAATGTGATAAAAATTCCACAGTTAAGTGGAATTGACAAGCAGTTTATTGCATTAGAAAAACAACAACAAGAAATACGAGAGCAAGCAAAGCTCATAGCGGAGAAACAAAATGGGATTTAAATTATCGTCACGTAGCATTGGTCGGCTTGAAGGTGTCAATCCAGATTTAATAACTGTAGTTAATACAGCTATTGACATGACTAAAGTTGACTTTGGTGTAACTTGCGGTATGCGTACCCTAGCCGAGCAGGAAGCCTTGGTAGCTAAGGGTGCCTCACAAACCATGAAAAGTAAACACCTAGAGGGCCGTGCAGTTGATCTGGTGGCCTATGTTGGCCCTAACATTACATGGGCTTTGAATATGTATGATGATTTAGCTGACGCTATGGCTGATGCTGCACGTATTCATGGTGTTCCTATTAAGTGGGGCGCAGCTTGGAGTGTAGGTAACATTGCTGAGTGGGACGGTTCTATGGAAGATGCCATGAATAGCTATGTAGACCTACGTAGATCACAAGGCCGTAGACCATTTATTGATGCCCCTCATTTTGAAATGATGTAAAGGTGTATACCTTTGTACTAATAGTTTATCTTGGCATAGATAGAGAACGTATAGAGGACACAATGGTATTTAATACGATTGAACACTGCAACTATTATGCAAATCAAATAACTAAACGATATAGTACACATGGCATAGCACCAGAAGATAGAGCTATAGCTTATTGTTTACCCAAATATAAGGAACTAAAATAATGCCTAAGACTGAAGCAAACACAAGACCAGATAATCGTGAAGTTAAACAAGCACGTTCACAAGTAAAACAAGCTATGGCATTGTTTAAAAGAAGAATGAACAATCTTAACAAAACTGATTTACTTCCTTCTGAAAAAGAAAAACGAAGGACGGCTTTAAGAAAAGAATATATGAAAACTATAAAACCTTTTCAGCCTATCTTACGAAAAAACGATGAAAAAGTTTTAGAAAGAGAAGTGCAGCAAACTATGTCTGATAAAGGATATAGCTCTGGTCGCTCTACTAATAGTGATAATAAAACAATAAAAGCAAAGGCAGACAAAGCTGAACGTGAAATAAATAAAAGTGCTGCAGATATGCCCGGTAAAGGTAGCGATGAACCTATTACAAAACGTAATAAAAACAAAGGTGGTCTAATTAAAACAGGCGTAAAAGATTATCGTAAAGGTGGGATGTTTTATTAATGGCACGTACACTTACAGAAAAACAACAAGCATTTCTTAATGTATTGTTTGATGGTGCAGGTGGTGATGTAGTACTTGCTAAGAAACTAGCGGGGTATTCAGATACCTATAGCACTAGTGATTTAATCAGAGGCATAAAGGAAGAAGTACTTGAAGCAACTCAAATGTATATGGCAAGGAATGCACCAAAGGCTGCAATGGCTATTGTCGGTGGTTTATATGACCCCACGGAATTGGGCATTAAAGATAAAGTTGCTTCTGCAAAGGAACTACTGGATCGCACTGGATTGGTTAAAACAGAAAAGATGCAAGTAGAAGCAAAGGGTGGCGTTATGTTAATGCCAGCTAAGAACATAGAAGAAGATGATGACTAGGCTACTAGGCAAATGGAAATTACCACAGCCCACTGATGTAAAAGTTGATAATGAATGGGTTGACATTCCCCGAATTTCACGTACAATACCTTTTGGGTATATAGTTGATCCTGAAGATGATAGGATACTAAAACCTATACCCGATGAACTTAATAAGTTAGTACTTGCTAAAAAGTATTTAAAGCAATACTCGTATAGAGAAGTTGCTAATTGGTTAAGCGCACATACAGGTAGAAGTATCTCCCATGTAGGGTTAATGAAACGGGTAAAGAATGAGCGAAGCAGAAAACAACAAGCTACAAGCCTACGCAGATGGGCTGAATATGCGAAAACGGCAATCGCCAAAGCGGAAGCCATCGAAAAGAAAAGGCTTGACAGCAAAAAAGACAACGAAGAAAGAGCTACCCCAGCCTAATATAATTGAGCATGACTATATCAAGGAGGTTGAGGAAACCCATAATGTTATCTTTAAACCGAATGAGGGACCGCAGACTAACTTTCTTGCCGCAGGTGAAAGAGAAGTCCTGTACGGAGGCAGTGCTGGTGGTGGGAAGTCTTACGCTATGCTTGCTGATCCTCTTAGGTACATGGGTAATTCCAGCTTTAGCGGCCTATTATTACGTCACACAACAGAAGAACTAAGAGAACTTATTAGTAAATCGCAGGAAATGTATCCTAAGATTTGGCCCGGTATTAAATGGTCAGAACGTAAGATGCAATGGACTGCACCATCAGGGGCTACT